TCATACTTACAGAATGAAGGTCACACTGTTAATGGTATCGATTTCAGTGATAGTCTATTAGATATTTGTAAAGAAAAGTCATTAAATGTAAAAAATTCTGACATTAGAAATTTACCATTTCAAGATGAGACATATGATTATGTTATCTCTATTGCAGTTATACATCATTTATCTTCATATTGTGAACAAGATAAAGCTATTAGAGAACTTCTAAGAGTAACAAGAAAAGGTGGCAAAGTATTATTTACAGTTTGGGCAGTTGAACAAGATGAACATTCAAGAAGATGTTTAGAATCTGGATCTAACTTAATTCCATTTGAAGATACGGTTAGATATTATTATGTTTTTAATAAAAAGACATTTCAAGAACTAATATCAAGATATACAGTTGATAAATTTTTTTTAGAAAAAAGTAATTGGAATGCAATTTTAATAAAAACTTAATTTATAATTAGGTGGTGAATATATATGCAATGAAATAGTTTTATTGTCATTATTTTTTATACTATGTAAACCATTTTTACCCTCCTGATATCCAATACTATTTTCTTTACATAAATTTACATTTATTAGTTCTACCTTATTATTTATATTATTATAATAATTTTCTTCTAATTCACCTTGTAAAACTTTTAGTATACATCCATTAGATGGATGATCGTGAATAGCACTTATTTGATTATTATTCCAACATATTACAAATATTTCTAACTGATCATTTCTCTTTACTAAATTTTTTTTATATTTATCTTCTGAAAATGATACATATTTTTTCCAATCATCACCTGAATATTCTTTTACACAAAGTTTAAAATCAGATAATTTATTATTATCTAATTTCTTCGAAATATAGTCAAATAACTCGTCTAAAGTCTTCATATATATATTAAACTATTTATTAGATAATAAATGGTTTAATTTTTTTTTATTTTTCAATATAGCAATTATTTATATTTATTTTTTCTCTTTCTAACTGCTCTTTAATTATCTTTTCTTTTCTTTGAATAGCAAAATGTGTTATTCCATGATTATCAGATGCTAATTTACCTTTTCCTTTTTTTAAATAGCTAAATGTCATATAAAAATATTTAATATATTAAATATTTAATGGTTAAAAATTATGGTTTTATGGATTTTAACATTATCAGCTAATATAAAATATTTATAACAAATGTTCCAATAATCTGATCTACATATTGGACATTTTTTTATTTCAATTTTACTAAACCATGAATTTAAGCATTTAATATGGAAGGTTTTCTTACAGGTAGGACATGTTATACCTTTATTTATTTTATTTAAACATATTGTACAATTTTCATCTGTATACTCTAAATTTTTATAAATTAAAAATATATATTGTTGGTAATAATATTTAAATTCGTTATAATATTTAACATCAAATATTTTAGATTTCAAATAACTATTTATGTTACTAACTCTATTTTTAAATATAAACCATTCTTTATTTGAAAATATATAACCATTAAAAAAATTTGTTTCAACAATAGAATTATTATCTCTTAAATTAATTTTTAATGTATTTAATGATATTTTGTAAACTCTTAATAATTTAAATAAAACAAAACAAATATGTTTGCACAAGATTTTATTTTTAGTAAAATCTTCACAATTACATGATTGATATTTTTTATTTATTACTATCTTATATATAAAATTACTTGTACCTAAAATATAAAATATATAACCACATCTATGCATACAATAAAATACTAATACTATATTTTCATCTAGACAACGTAAAATTCTGTTTATCAATAATTTATTCATAAATATTTAGTAATATATATTACTTAAGGTTTATATATGAATTAAATATTACTAATATCAAAATTAAATTCGTCATCTTTATCATCACCGTCCAAATCTGCAATTGTTACACGGGTTGATTTCCCTTGATTCATACTGAAATATTCTGTATCTTCCTTTTTATTATCATCTTCTGTTGCAAATACAAAACCATCATCTTTATTAATGATATCATTTTCTGTTTTGAATTTATCAGAACACAACTCTCCAAGTTTTTCAAGTTTTGAAACTTCTTGTGGATCATACTTGTGATCGATTTCACCAGAGTTAGATGATGAATCTTTATTGTAAATAATAATGACAAAATCATTTGGATTCATCCAAACTCTATTTCTCATTTTTCCTCGAACAACACAGTTGCGTTCTACACCGTCCTCGCACATAACTTGAACTATTGGTGGATTACCACCATTACGTTTTGTGACACGACCATATAGTTCGCTACTATTTGGTTGTGGATCTTTTAACCTTAAAGGTCTTCCACCAGTTTTAGAGCCAGCGCTCTTTTGTTTTTTAGATTTATTACCGCCACGTTTATTTAACACCATTGTACTATATATTATAATAAAATATTTATTTAAGCATATAATTTAAATTTCAATTTTTTTATATATATAACCTATATGAGAATATATATAATAGTACTTTTTATTGTATTATACCTCTATTTAATCTTTAATAGTCAGGTTGAAAAATATAGTTTAACGGATGATATTATAATACCATCTAATATATTAGAAAATGAATTATCAACTAATATTAATTTATCAATTATAACTAAAATGAATGCCATGAGATTATATATACTTGATAATAAAAGTCCTATTCCTGATATTTACAAAAATTTACCTGAATCTTACAAAAATAGACAAACTTATATACAAATATTATATGAGACATATGTTGATGATTTTTTAGATATTTACATTGTTAATAGATTTAATGCCCATAAATTTTTGAGTATAACATATAAATATCCATCCTATTCACAATTTAAAGATAAATATCCACTTGATACAGTTAAAAAAAGTTATGATAAAATATTTGATGATTTACTTGATCCATCAATTAAATTTTTATATAATGATATAACCAATATATCAAAAAAATATTTTGACTTTACTTTAAAAGATATTAAAGATAAAGAAATTAATAATCTTAAGAAAAAATTTGATAAAACTGATAGTATTAATTTTACAACTATCTACAATTCAGAATTTAACAAATATATCAAAAAAATATTTACGCAATTAAATTTATTACACTATGACGCATGTGGGAATAATGACCATCCATTTATTTACAAATTTAAGGAATTAAATGACGAAAATACTGTTGAAATATTTAATTCAATTGGTGATATTATTAGTAATGAAATTCATGTTATGATATCCTAATATGCATTTAAAATATTATTTCTAATATTATCATTCTCAAAATAATTTCTTAATGGATCTAACAATTCAATTAACCAAGAACTTATACCTTGTTTTAAATCAACTGGATGTAATTTTTTATCTTTAAATTCATTCTTTAAATCTTCATAATTTGAATATTCTAAATTACCACCATGTTCCTCATTTCTTTTAATTTCAAATGTATTATTTCTAAATTGTTCTATTGGAAATATTATATTACTTACAAAATTTAAAAGCCCACATTCTATATTTCCTTCTTCACAAAATGCCTTACCTATTTTTTTCTTTATAGCTTTAGGGGTATCTAATAAATCTATTTTACTATTTTCATCTGAACTACTCATTTTTTCATTTGGATTTCCACTATTAAAACTAGGTATCATCGGATTCATTAAATGAATCCTTTTTTTATAATTTAATTTTGGTAAATACTTATCCGCTAACATAAAAATTTTCCGCTGATCCACACCTCCAAATTGTGCATCCACATTTAAAAATTCTTCATCTAATGCCTGTAATCCTGGATATAATAACGAAGCCATTTTTGGATCTTTTGATTGTTTAACAACTTCTGCCCCTGACTTTATAGCATCATGTAATGACATTTTTGACATTAATCTATATACGTCCAATGTATATTTTGGTGTTAATTGATAGTCAGTACCTTTTACAAAATGTAACTTTTCTATTGGAGCACCTAATGCTTTTAGAGTTTCAGTTATAACATCTTTATAATATTCAGTTCTATAAGTTAATTGTTCCCATGATGATTTTTGAGCATCTAAATAAGCGTGTAAATCTGCAAATAATATTGTCACATCACATTCCGCTTTTAAAAATTGACATATTTTAAATAATGGTTTTAGATATCCTATATGTGGCTTTCCTGTTGGCGCCGTTCCCCAATATAATTTTAAATCTCTTTCTTGAATTATATTAATTAGCTCTTGTTCTCCTATAATCTCATCTAACCCATCTACTATCAAATTAAATTTAGTATTTGAATCCATATAGTAATCAGTAATAATACATGTTTAAATAACAAATTAATAATATTCATTAATATTTAAAAAAAAAATTAATAAATATTAATACCTAGCAGTATTGAATGATTATCTTCTTAACTTAAATGATGTATCAAAAATATCATTCGATGAAATTTATAAATTAATTTAAATTAAAATTGAACCACTTAAAAACAAATTAATTTATTAATATAAATGAAAATTGAAGAAGATATTAAATTAGATTTTAATGACGTGTTAATTAGACCAAAAAGATCTACAATGTCATCAAGATCTGAAGTAAATTTAGAACGTACGTTTAAATTTCCTAATTCTAATCAGGAATGGACAGGTGTCCCTGTAATAGCTGCAAATATGGATACTGTTGGTACTTATGATGTATATAAAGAACTATCAAAACATAAAATTATTACAGCTATGCATAAGTTCTATTCGGTAGAGGACTATAAAGAAATGGATTTAGATAAAGAATATTTTATGGTTTCTACAGGTATAAATGAAAATGATTTGGTTAGACTTCAAGATATTGTAAGTAGTATTGATGTAAAATTTATATGTATAGATGTTGCAAATGGTTATATCAGTAAATTATGTGAATTTTGTTGCAAGGTTAGAGAATTATATCCAAATAAGATAATTGTTGCAGGTAATGTAGTTACACGTGAAATTACAGAAGATTTGATTCTGAGAGGTAAAGTAGACATTGTAAAATGTGGTATCGGACCAGGTAGTGCATGCCTAACTAGAACACAAACTGGAGTAGGAATGCCTCAATTATCAGCAATAATGGAATGTTCAGATGCTGCACATGGCGTAAATGGATTTATTATTGGAGATGGTGGTATTACATGCCCAGGTGATATGGCAAAAGCATTTTGTGGAGGATCTGATTTTGTAATGATGGGTGGTCAATTTGCAGGACATGATGAAAATCCAGGAGAAGTAATTGAAGAAGCTGGACAAAAATATAAATTATTTTATGGAATGAGTAGTGATACAGCAATGAAAACACATTATGGAAAAATGGACAAATATAGATCTTCTGAAGGCAGAACAATTAAAATTAAGTATAAAGGAAAATTAGAAGATACTGTATTAAATTATTTAGGTGGTGTAAGAAGTACATGTACATATATGAATGCTCAATCAATTAAGAATATGGGTAAGTGTTGTACATTTGTTAGAGTGAATAGACAATTAAATACTATTTATGCTTAATAAATTTAATTTATAAATTATCTATTAAATAAAAGTATATAATTTAATAGATATTTATCAAATTCCATTATATCGATAAAATAGTTTTTTTTTAAATTAATTTATAATTTATAAATTAATATGAAATTAGTAATAATATTAATTACAATGGCATGTAGTATGTTATCTGCCATTGATATATTAGAAAATTATAATTTTAACAAAAATATAAAAATATTTACATTTTTTATAATACCAATATTATTTTTACATTTTAATTTTGACTTATATGATTTTTATTTAAAAATTAATACATCATTAAAATCCTAAATCAATTCTAACATTATGTAATTTGCAAAATTCAATTATTTTATATAATATAATTAAATTTTTGTAATCATCTATAATATCTTCCTTTATTTGATGTAGAATTTCTGAATATAAATTATCAATATCATTTATTTTTATACAATCTAAGATATCATTTAATTTTAAATTTTTTATTAACACATATAAATTTTTTATTGTTTTATCTTTATCTAAAATATACTCATCTTCATACTTATTTATAACTAAATTATTTTCATCTAATTTATTAAAATCAATACACATACTGTCTTCACAATTATTAATTATATAATAAAAACGAATATTCATATAATAATACATTATCTTAAACTTAAGTATTAAAAAAAATTGAAAATATAATTTCTATCATATCTTTTATTATTATTCTATTCATTATGACAGTCAAAGGTAAGTAATATTCATTGTATATCAAACCATATTTTTCCATCAGTTTCAACACATTTACTAACCTTTACTTTCCTATCCTCTTACTTTTTTTAGGCAAAATAAGCGCACTAGTTTTAGTCTCACCCGATACTACAAAATTTCATATCCCTTTTGGAGGTGAACACCCTTTTTGTAAAAAGTTTCGAAACAAGCGTTCGAAGAATTATGGAGGAGGTACAAAATATGTATTCCTTCTCCCTGTTTCAGAACTTATAAAAAAACTTCCAGTACCTGGAAAACATGTAAAATCTAAAAGTAATGGAGTAATTGTTCCTTACTCTAACTATAATCCCGCTTCTGACTCATTATCTAGATATAAGTCATTTGCGAAGTATAGCGAGTTTGCTATTTGGAATTCGTACTTACCAAATAAGATTGACACGATTTCCCTTATTGAAAAACTTAAGGATATGCCACAATACCACCATCTATCTATCGCATGCATTGGATATGATTCTCTTTCAGAAAAAACTCCTGATGTTCAATTTGGACTTACTGGAGGTATAGAATATAACGAGTCATCAAACAATGCTGCATCTAGAGAAGTATGGGAAGAACTTGGCTTGTCAAGTGGAAATGAATCTTCTAGTTCTAAATATCCAATTGATAAACTTGTTCTTTCTGTTGGCAATTCATTTCTTTTTGTATTTTAAAATTTAGAATACACATTATATTTTTATATCATCTTAATAATATTAGTTTTTTTATTTTCATATTTAATTTTAAAAATAAAAATAAAATACTTTTAAAAAGTTTTTGATTCCCCCCCCCTCCTTTTGAAATATTTTTATATTTTATATTTTGGCTTATATCCAAAAAGTAGGTCTTTATTGGATATTATTGGATATTTATTATCGTCTTATTATAATCTATAAAATGTTTTTGGATATTATTGGATATTATTGGATATTTATTGGATATATACTTTAAGATATTTTTATATATAGTTATATGAAATATGAATGTTATAAATGTTTATGGACCACAAATATTAAAACTAAAATGGTATCACATTTGGGACGCATAAGACCATGTAAAATGATTAATAATATTGTCATATTAGAGTGTAAAGAATATATATTAAAAGGAATGAGTTATAATGAATATCTAGAAAGTCAACAAAAAAACAATAAAAAAACAATAGTTAGTCAACAAAAAAACAATAAAAAAACAACAAAAGGTGAATATAAATGTGATTTTTGTGATAAGATTTTGAGTTATAAACAATCTTATTATACACATTTGAAAACATGTAAAGAAAAGAAAAAAGATGAGGAAGTAAAAGAATCTATGACGGAATTAGTTACTTTATTAAATATGCAATTACAAGAACAAAAAGTTCAAATGAAGGAAGAACGGAAAATATTAAATAATCAAATAAAAGATATTAAAAAAGAATTATCAAAACGTGATAAGCAAATTGATGAGTTAATAAAGAAGACAGGGATAAATAATAGTAATAATACAATAAATGTACAAAATAATATAAAATTACTAAGTTATAGTGATACAGATAGAAGTCATTTAACTGATAAAGATATATTAAAGTGTCTGAGTCATTCCAATTTTTGTGTTCCTCATTTAATAGAAAAAGTCCATTTTGATATAAATAAGCCAGAAAATCACAATGTTTATATATCAAATTTAAAAAATAAGTATGTTATGATGTATGATGGTAATAAATGGAATTGTAAAGATAGAGATGAAGAAATTAGTAATTTATTTGATGATAATCATGAAGTAATTGAACATAGATTAGAAGAGTGGATAGAGAATGGTAAGAAATATCCAGATGCAATGAGAAAATTTAATAGATATATTGAGAAAAAAGATAATGATTTAGTTGTTAATAAGATAAAAGATGAAATAAAATTATTACTGTTCAATAAAAGAGATGTAGTAAAAAGTAATACGATTAAATAATAAATTAATTTTAATTAATTATTTAATGAATAAAATAATATCATTTCCATATAATTCAATATCATTAAATGATAAACAACATCAAATTGTTACAGATGAAAACTTAGAATATCAAAAATTAATATTATCATGTGCTGGATCCGGAAAAACATTAACTATAACAGCAAGGATTTGTTTTATGATTTATAAATTAGGTTGTAATCCGAATGAATTTTTATTAGCAACATTTAATAGAAATGCCGCAGAAGAAATGAATCAACGTATATGTAAATTCATAGGATTTAATGAAGTTAATTGTGGTACTTTTCATAGTTTAGGATTAAGATTATTGCGTAAATATGATTATTTATTTCAAGATGAAGAATATCATATAGATGAAACTCAATTAATTTTTTTAAATTTTTTAAAATCTGATAGGAGTCAAATCCTAAAAGAAAAAATAAAATATGTATTTATAGATGAATTTCAAGATATTAATGATATTCAATTAAAAATTATAATTGAATTATCAAAAATTACTAAAAATATTTTTCTAGTTGGTGATGATTTACAAAATATATATTCATTTCGTGGAAGTAATAATAATATAATTTTAGATATTAATAAATATTTTGAAAAGATAAAATTAGAATCAATGAATATAAATTATAGATCATCTCCTGAAATTATTGATTTAGCAAATGCTATTCAAAAAAAAAATAAGAAAAATTTCAAAAAAGAAATGATAACTTCCAGTGAAAAAAATATTAAACCTAAATTATTAGTATTTGACAATTTATCTAAAGAAATAAATTACATTGTAAGTTCAATTAATACAGATCTAAAAAGAGGATATAAAAGAAGACAAATTGCTGTATTATGTAGAACTAATATGCCACTTTATTTTTTAGAGGAACAATTACAAAAGTGTAAAATAAAAAATAAATTACTAACATCAGAAAATTACTTATCTAATTGTATATCATTAAGTACTATTCATTCTGCTAAAGGGTTAGAATGGGATAAAGTATATTTAATAGGTATGAATGAAAGTTATTTTCCAAATCCAAAATGTGATATTGAAGAGGAAAGAAGATTATTTTATGTCGCTGTTACTAGAGCTAAAAATAATTTGACAATTACATTTAATAAAAAAGATGTATGTAGTAGTTTATTAGTTGAATTATCAGAAGAATTATTTTTAAAAGATTTTATATTTCATGAATTAGGTAATCAAGCCAATAAATTACCTATAGATAAACAAATTGATAATTCAGTTACAAAAATTATCAAAAGATTAAATGGTGATAATTATTTGAAATTAAAACAATTAAATATATTTGATGGAATAAAATTTACTGAAAAAAAATTATATGATTCATATAATCATCCTGAATGGGTAATAAAACAAGATTACTATTCTGAATTTGGATGTTTTATTGATTACTTAATTCGGAGAATGATTGCAGATCACAATCTGAACTGGAATGATAAATATACTGGATATTATGATAAGAGAGCAAATGAAGTAATAACTAGTATATTTTTAAATAGTAAACAATTTTATATTTGGGGGAAATATCATAAGGCTATTTTATCCTGTGTAAAATTATATCAACAAAAAAAGAAAATAAATAGAAAGGAAAAAAGTGATATATTTAATAAATTTTATAAAGATTTTGATAATTCAAAAGAAAAAGATATTGAAGATGTAATAGAAACTATTGTAAATAATATTAATTCATTAGGGAATACAAATTATGATGATATAAATGTAACAAATAAGATATATTTACCATTTGCATTCAAGGAATTATTTATTAAATCTTATTTACAATTTAGAAATAAGGATAATAAATGGAATAAAATATTATGGGAAACTTTTTTAATATCTAAATGTCATTCTGTATGGGGTGATAGAAGAAAATGCTTATATATTGATATTAAAAAAGAAGATATTATATCATTAGATGGATTTTATAATGATATTTATAATTTTATTAAAAGTGTTATAGAAAATAAAATTATTTTTTGTAATCCTGATTTAGATGATGGTTATATTTTTGGTGATGCTGATTTAATTATTGAGAATGAAATTTTAGATATTAAAACGAGTTCTAATAAAGATATGAATATTGAGTACTCATTACAATTGTTAATTTATACTGCATTAGCTAGATTTAAGGGAATGAAAATAAATAAAATAAGTATTTTTAATCCATTATTAGGTATTTATTATTATTGTGATGTTACAAATTGGAATAAAGATGAAGAATTACTTGAATTTCTTCATAATTTAAATTAATCTTTTTGTGATACTGCTGTAATAAATTTCTCCATATTTTCTAATAATTTTATTTGCTCATTACATTTCTTAGCATTTAAGAAATTTGTTGTAAGTAATAAGAATGCAAAATCCGAACATTTAGCAAAATTTGTACCTTCATTTTCTTTTAAATATGGATCTAATAATTTACTTACAGTTGTAGTTATTTGAGATTTATCAGTTGGTCCAGTACCACTTTCAATATCAAACACTTTACCATCAGTTGAATTTCCGATAAATAAAATCTGATTAGGATCATAATTTAAATAAGCATTTCTATCAATTGTTTTTTTAAATAATTCTAATTCATCATAACCTACTACGGCTTCTTTCAATTCGTTTAACAGCACAAAATATGGTTCAAAAAAACTGGTATTTAAATCTGTTTGTTTATGTTGGCTTAGAATACCATATTCAGACCTTTGTGAACCTATAATCCAATTTACATCAGTACTATTTTTATGTTCTTTTAATAAATTTATCATAATTGCATTTATATTTTCATTAATAAAAATACCTTCATATGATTTTAATATATCTGGTAAATGATCTGCATTAGTCGAAGTTCTTTCTATCAATCCTTTTTTAACTAATTCATCAATACCCTCTATTACAACATCAGTTAATATTTTAAATTTATATATAAAATCTTTTCTTTTTAACATTTCAGAAAATATGTAAAAGTATCCTATGAGATGCATAAATTCTTTTTTTGGGTAAGCTTGCTGATTTGCAAAAAAATATACAGCTTCAGCTTCGTCATATTTGATACTATTAATTATATTCTCCCAATCAATATCAGTTTTCAATATCAGTTGTACTTGTTTGGCATAGGGTGACCAGTTACCATTAGTATTATCTGGTAAATTCGATATATTTGATTTTTTTACTCCTATTAATGGTAGAAAGAAACTTTTCAAACCGTTAGATCCTTGAATATTTCCTACCAATTCTTGATCACTTAAAAAAATAGCTAAATCTTTAATAAAATCTTGCATTTCTTTGTCTCCAGATTTCTCTTTAATAAAGCTAATTATTTTATTTCTTACACTTTTAAAAGTTAAGAATCTTAAGGGATTCCATAATATTGATTCCAAAATTCCTTCAGTATATTCTAAACCTGCTGATTTAATTTTAAAATGTTCTTTATAAGAATCTAAAATATTTTCTCTTCCAGGCATATCACATATTACCATTGGTACATATTTATCATCAACTTTAATTTTAATATCAATGTAAAGTATTGAACGAGAACTTTCTGGATTATTAATTGTTTTTTTAATTGTTTTAAAATTTAAATCTCCTACTGTATATCCTTTATCTCTTCTGTTTTGTTCTATATCTTCAAGTAATTTTGCAAAATTACCAGTGTTATTTGTCATACTAATTCTTGTATATGTTTCTTTTTTTCCAAAGTTCTCTATATAATCTTTAATATCCTTATCTTTATAAATTGATTTTGGAGCCTGATTACAAGTTAAATTATCATTAATTACATGATCTAAAATTATTATTTGTGGATCATCTTTAAAATAAAATTCATATGGAACTGCAAGTCCATAAACCTCATAAACTCTTACATAAAATTCTTGATCATTTAATTTTTTTAGAACAGATTCTACCAAACCTTTTTGACCTGTTCTATTATCACCAAATAAAGCAAACGATTTACCAGCCCCACTATAACCTTGTGTTACTAACATCACTCCAGTTCCTAATTTCATCTTATAAGTTAAAGCCATTTTATCTCCTAGTAATTCAGGATTTTCTAAATCTTCTAACTTTTCAAAAGGTATATCTTTATCTTTTTCACTTTGTACATTACTTAATTTAGGAGAATTATCTTTTAATTTTACAATATTTGAAACCACATAAAATTTATTATTCTCTTCAAATGTTAGAGGGTCGTAGAATTGAAATACTACACTTGTAGATAATTTGCCATTAAGATGAGATTTAATTTTATTTCCATTAATATTTTCCTTTAGATTGGTATTACTTCTATTTATTATAACAGAATTACTAGCAGGAGTAACAGTAGTAGTACCAGTAGTAGTACCAGTAGTAGTACCAGTAGTAGTACCAACAGTAGTACCAGTAGTAGTACCAACAGTAGTACCAACAGTAGTACCAACAGTAGTACCAGTAGGAGTACCAGCAGGAGTACCAGTAGGAGGTGGTTTTAAAACTCCTTGATATATCTGGTTATGATTATTTTTTAAATGAAATAAGGGATCTTTGTCAAAAACCATATCATATTCTTGTTTTGAATTGAATGTGTATAAAATTATATCTTGGTCATCATTATATTCATTTATGTTATTTTTACTTTCTATAAATCTTTCAATAATATAATCTTTAATCATTTTATTACATACATTTTTCTTAATAGTCATAACATTTTTAGTATCATCTGTTATGCCTTTTTGTTTAAATACTAAAAATTCATCACCATAACCCATAAATGAATTTATCGCTTTTGCAATATCTGTATTATTAATATTAGGATTATCTGTTTGATGTAAATTATATAAAAATGTATCTATATCTTTAACAACTCCATAATTTCCTTTACTACCTCTTTGTAAATATCTATTTATATATAAATTAGAAGGTACTAATTGTTCTCCTTTATATTTAATTGTATCTCTATAATTATCTGAATTAATTTTTAATCCTTCTTTTATATCCTTTTCTTCAATATATTTTTGTGGATCATCATCGCCTACATTAACTTTATGATTATTAATTATGCCATACACTCTAAATTTACTTGATGTACCTGATATAAAAATAATAATTAATTTATTTATAATATTTAAATAATGAAACCAACTAAAACCACTTATTGTTTGAATAGGATCATTACTCTGTTGTAAATCTTTTTTAAAGATTGAAAGTAATGATCTTTCATCTAATTTATAACTACCAGTAACATTTTTGAAAGCATAATTAGTGTTATTTAGAGACACAACTATCCAATCATCAATTTTTAATTCAACAGATTTCATAGTACCAGTACCAACAGTAGTACCAACAGTAGTACCAACAGTAGTACCAACAGTAGTACCAACAGTAGTACCAATAGTAGTACCAATAGTAGTAGTAGGAGTATTAATATTTTCTGCAATTTTACTAATAGAATATTTATTTTT